TATGAAGAAGTGATATTATGCCTAGAAAATTATTCAGTTCAACATTCGGTACTATCGCTTGGGATAGCGGTGAAATGCCCGGTGGACAACCTCAAGCCCCTGCACCTTATCCATTGATAGGTTTTCATGAAGGTGCTGAAAAGTACGGCTTTAAAGAACACGATGACGTGATCTACAAAGATGCTTCTGGATTGGTTTCTACAGTAGGAGCTACCATGATAACATACGACTTCCATGATCTTCGCGATCTACTCGAGGAGGGTGAATGTCTCGCCGATGCTATGATTGGCATTCAAAGAATGAAAGAAACACCTGAAATCATTGAATGTTTTAACGTCGCACCGGGTAGAAACATACAAGAAACGATTATCGTTACTAATGCAGACGTTGATATGAATGATGGTCGATTAGGAACCAATCCTCTTCAGATATTCAAAGCAGGTTTTGACCCTTTGAGTTCAGGTACTCAAAATATCGGTAAACTTAGCGACAACAACCAACTTCTATACTGTGAGCGTAGAACTTATGCTCAAGATCAGAGTCAATCTTACTTATCTCCTAATGCAATGGGTTCTATGCAAGACGTAGGAGGCGCTACACTAACGCCTACACGATGGTTAAACAATTGGTTATTGATCGATAGAACCGTTACTGGACAGGCAGACCTTGTTATAGGCCCAACATTGATGGTAATTCGTGTAATGACCATTCTACCTAACAACCGTGATTCACAACAACGCACAACCTTTCCGGGTAATACTCCACCATTGGAAGCGGGTGAATTCACTAACAATCGGTCAAGAGTATGGCTTGCTTTTACTGGATTTGAGTTATCAATCGTAGGAAATAAGCGAAAGTTAACTGATACTGAAAAGGCCATCGAGTACTCTAACGTCTTCCTCTCAAATCAAAATGATGTTCCGTCGCCTTAGGTGATCTAAGTGCAAGGCGAATGGCATTTTCCGGGTCATAATTTTACAGGACCGGGTACGAGACTCAACGAACGACTCGAGCGAGGCGATGAACCTGTCAATCGAGTAGATGAATTGTCGCTTCATCATGACATTCGTTATCAGACGATCAGAAGAAACTCCGAAGATGATGGATTGTTTAACTTCGTTTCAGATTATGAAACCATAAATGCTGATGTTCGATTCATTGGTGGAGCGATCGAGATCGGTTTGTCTCCGAGTTCGACAATGGAAGAACGATTTCAGGCCGCATTTGTGGGTAGTTTGATGACAGTTAAACTGGCTTTCAATTTTACAGGCATCGGTGGAGCCTACACACGCTTCAAACGCATCAAAAAGAAGATCGATAGAATCTCAGTTATTTCGGTGATGACATGAGCGAGGCAGATCAGGTTCAAAATGAACGGATTTCAAAGGTTGAAGAGCGAATGCTCATGCTCGAACAAGCAATTCTCGAAATGAGAGGCATGGCCAAGACAATCAAACTGGTTGTCATTGCACTTGCTGCATCATTTGGACTCGATGTTCATGGAATGCTATGATGATTTGTTCGGCCAGAACTTCTTGATGAAGTCAGGTTGACACTTTTGACAAAGCAAATGGAGATCGCCCCAAGGATTTCTCATGATAAGTTCCATCTTACCGTCGCACATACAACATTTTGCAGTTTTTTTGTTCATTCTTCTTCCTCCAATGGATTGCATTTTCTGCAATTGTTTGGACGATCCATAATTCTCATGTATGTTAAACAAATTTTGCAATAGTAACTCTTGTTATACATGATCATGCTTTCACCGCCTCCGGGACAAGTTTGCATGGTGTTTCCTTGCAGTACGGGCATTTACAAACGTGAGATAAGCTGCAAAGCATCCATGATTCACAATTCATTGAAATTCCTCCAATGTTGTTTGAGGTAATGATGCAAACATATCATTCAACCATTCTTGAATAGCTCTCATATCATATTCGTTAAGTTTGCCATGCAAAAACCTGAGTTCACCATATCGAGGGAACCATCTGTAGGTTGCTTGCGACGGCCAAATAACCAAAATTCCACCATGGGGGTCATCTACTAACGCCATGTCGTATCTTGTGCCGTTTCCGGGCTGAAAATCAACGTGTTTTGGTATTCGCTTCATTTAATTCTCCCTCCAAGTAACCAAAGAACCGCACTTACAGTCTCCAACCCATGCAAAAGTACCATCAATCAACGGTTTCCACTTGGCCATCGTGAAGCTACCGCATTCTCGATGCATCATTTCACGATCAGGACGCTCTACAGGCCCAGTTCCTTGGCCTTGGAGCAGCATTTGACGCACAAATAGGCTAAAATTAGGCATTTTCTGAGCCAATTCGTACGATGTCGGGCATAGCGTTATCATTTTATTCCGCATATTTGAGGCCAAAACGTATCTTCTATATATGTATGTCCTAGAAAAAAAAAGCAAACTTCATATCAAGTGGCTAGTTAGCAACGGGTGGGTGTGTGGGGATGGTAACTTATGGCGCTAGTCTGATTTGCTCGCTTCGCTCGCCAAGATAGGACTACCTGCATGGAAACTATACGCTCGAAGATTTGGGAATGAACCTTTAATAACCGGTTTACTTTACACACTGGTATGGCGACTAAGAAAACCCGCTCCTTTGAAATTTTTGAGACTATAACCGCAGATGCTTCTGGTAATGTTGCCAGTATCGATCTAAACACTTTCGTTAATGTTGCTGACTTAGAAGCATTCGGTGTTCAATCGATTGAAGTAGGTGTAAACGCTACAGACACCAACCCACAAGTAGCAGAATATCAAGTTCAAATTGCACTTGAAAACCTCTCGAGTGGTTTTATTAATCACGCAGAGTATGATTCAATTTACCTTAAGTTTGCTGATGCTACTACTGCATTCTCTCATGAATCCCTTTCATTAGGCGACGTTTCAGAGATTCGCTACATTCCGGGCGGTCTACTATCCATCCGAGCCGACAAAATGAGTGGAACAAACAACGTTGACCTATACGTTAGAGTTACTGGCGTGATCAGCAAACTATCGGCTGCTGATTACATGAGTCTTGCATTGACACGATCTGCTAACCTCTGAGGTGCTTTTTGTGCCTTTGCCAACTCCTAAGCGACGTGAATCCTATACGGATTATGTCAGTCGAGTACATCGACACGTCAAGCGAAACAAGAATGCTGTAAGAGGCATCTATCAAGGAAGAGGCAAAAATCGCAAACTGCATATGCCTTCAGTAACCAAGAAGATAGGAATGGCTTGGAGAAAACACAAGCGATCTATGAAGAAGTGATATTATGCCTAGAAAATTATTCAGTTCAACATTCGGTACTATCGCTTGGGATAGC